TTCGGAGCGCTTTTGTGTAAGCTTCTTCTTAAAAAGGTCTCTCTGTTGTTGTAGCTGATTTGCCCTTTCCCCAAAATGATTAAATAAGTTACCCTTAAATCCACACGAAAAGCACTGAAAGATACCAGTAATCTGATCAATCCGCATACTAGGATTTCTATCTTCATGCTCAGGGCTTAGACACTTTACTAGAAAGTCTGCACCCTTCTGCATAAAGTATACATCATGTTCTTTCAGTATTCTTTCTATATCCATTAGGCTCTTTCATGTGGTTTATAATCTGATTCTTCTTCTTGACCATCTGAATTAAGGTCAAGCATATCTCGTACTCGCTTTCTATAACTTTCTATAAAGTCTAGTATTTCTTCTGTTTCCGTCTCCATTATACTACTACGCATTCATTAGGGTCTACATATGTAGCATCAAGAACCCAGGCATTGTCGATATACTTATACTTATATTCGTCATAGTTCTCGGGACTCTCTACATCTTCGACCCAAGTAGCGGAACCTTCAGGTATTCCAAACGTATTGAATGTGTCGCTAGAGTCATCATCTATTAGACGCATAGATATTTTTGTCTCATTGTCAATAATTGTTTTCATTATATCAATCCCAGAACTCGGTGTTCTCCTCTACCATTTTAGGTAGACAGTAAGCAGTTACTCTACGTTGGGTATACAAATAAGGATATTTATCATCCTTGAAGCTACCTGTCTGTACTTTATATGCAAAGTAGTTGCATCTATTTATATCGTTGAAGTACATATCCTCGGTTACAACAGGGGTTCCTTCTATTATTACGACTAGCAGAAACCCTAGTATCATCTATCTACCTATGTCTTCTACACTCTCTGCACTGATTACTTGATATGCGCCTTTATTATACGCGGGTGCGATGGTGTAGCCTGCCGATACTTCCTGCTTGTAGGTTTCGTCCTTTGCTGGACGATACGGAGTCATGGGAGCAGACGGATAATTAGGAGTTTCTCTAATAGTCGGCTCGTCTCTGTCTAACTGAAAGAATTGAACTTTTGCTTTCTTACTACGGATAATACGCTTTTTTCTACGACCACTATAGGTATGATTCATACTTCCCTCAATTATTGGCATGACAGCTCCGTTGAATTTGAAAGTATATTATACTCGATTTTGAGGTGACTGTCAAGATATATTTTAGAGATCGTCTATGTCTTCTCCAGTTTTTTGGTCGTTATCCTCTTTCTCTGTCGGAGTCAAAGCTGACTCAGGGCCAATCTTCAGAGTCTCCCAGTCCATTGTAGAAGTAAAAGAACGCATAGCGGCTGCTCTCATCTTTACGCAAGTAAACGTCATACAACCATCTTCTTGGCTCCAAGGTTCCATAGAGTACGCTGCATCAGCAGCATCAAGAATACCTTTTGCGAATCGAGCTTCACCGCTAGCGTCTGTCTGATAGGGCGAGAATATTGGGGTTTCAAATTCCTGCGCCATACTCTTCAAAGCCTTGCTAACTTCTATTTGTTCTGTCCAGTCATACTGCCCTCCACGAGAAGGCATACTAGACCGCTTAACTTGATTGATATAGTCGACGATTACTACGCCAACGTCCATCTTACTTTTAACTTTCTTATCAAGTTCGGCTCTTATCTTAGAGACAGTAAGAGAGGGGTCATAAACCACGTCCAACTGTTGAGTGGGGTGTAACTCGCAAGTAGACTTTAGTTTATCGTGGAACTGCTCAAAGTTTCGGTGTTCTTGATACTCTGCCAGTCGCTCTTGACTGTCTTGATATCGGCCGGCCCACCAACTAGCAACCTTCTCCCATTCCGTTACGTTAAGATTCTTAGCGCGCAGGCGTGAGAAAGGTATTTCAGTTGCAATAGAACAACACCTCTGAAGGATTGCTCGACTGTCCATCTCAATAGTGAAATAGATTGCAGACTTACCAGATTCATAGACATTATTAGCAATGTTTGAACAAGTAATAGATTTCCCTGCCCCTCGGCGACCGCCTACAAGAATCAAGTCTCGGGGGGAGAACGAGATTTCGTAGTCATTATCGGTATTTAAGCCGAGAGGTAGGTACTTTCCTAACTCCTCATCAGGTTCGAACAAGGGAATACGTTGCATACTCTCTTGCGGTTCTTGAAGCTCTACTTTTTCTTCGATATCAAGAACGATCTGATGTAGGTGTGCTACTGACTCCTCTGCATCCTCAAAGGATATAGAGTGGTCAACATAGTCCTCAAGGGAATTCAGTATCTCTTTCTGAGTGTACTCATTCTTTAGGTACTGAAGAAGCATGTACGCATCAGCATCTACTTCCACTGCGTCAACAGCGAAGAGTAGTTCCTTAGTCGCACCGTCTCTTAGTTCAAACTTGAGGTCTTCAAACGTAGGGAGTTCATGGAATTTTTCACAGTGCTTGTCTATCTCAGAAAACAATCTGTGATAGGCTGAAGGCAAGTAGTGCTTACGCACGGATGACCAAGACTCGAAGTCTCGCGCATCCAAAACTTGCTTTATAAAAGCACTAGCTATATTCAATGAATCCCCCGAATGAAAAAAATGTAGTCAGAACAACCCCTTGCCCTGACTACACAGACTTAACTACTTACTAGGAAGCAGCTTTCTCTTTCTTTGCAGCTCCATCATAATCTGACGCTGTCAGACCACGACGAGTCAACATAGTTTTGACGCCTCTGGCAGTCTTACCGATTTGCTCTGCAATCGACTCAACTGTCATGTCAGATACATCACCGAGGTCGGCCAAAGGATCATCCTTAGCTGAACCTTTAGTGAATTCCTGACGGGGAATGGCCTCAATTTCGCCAGAACGAAGAAGGCTGAGCGCCTTGCCTCGAACACTGTTCACAGTACGGTCTAAAGTTTCTGCGATTGCTTCCACAAACGCGCCATCATTGACCATAGATACGAAGGTCTTCTCTTCCGCTGGGGAATAAGTCCTTACAGTCTCCACTTTGGGAGCTGGCTTAACGTGGTCAGTAAGTTCCATAGACAGAATCTTACCTTGGATAGACTTAGGACTAAACGCCCCGTCTTCAAAGTGAGATGCGATCTCTGCGTATGTGTACTCACCGCTGTTGTCTTCGACAAAAGACGAGAGAGTAGCTTCTTGAGACTCGCTGAAAGCGCGTGTGGCTTTCGCAGAGGCAAGCTCTACTTCGAATCCCATTTTACGCAGTTTACTAGAAACTGACCGTGTTGTTGTTTCAAGCTGTTCTGCGGCTTCTGCTACAGAGGCTTGAGAGACAGGTGTCTCATCGCCGACAAAATTAGTAAGCGTGTCGGTACGCTCATCAGTCCACTTAGGCAGTGTTGCCATTGGTTGCTTCTCCTAAAAAGTTTAATAGATTGGTTACTATTGTTACGCCAGAGTCTCTGGCTTTCTTTGTTTTTGCACTCTCTATGCCACTCTCATTAACTAGAATGGTTACATCCTTGGTTACGCTGCTTTTGACATCATAACCGTGTAAGCAGAGAGCGGCTGTTGCAGCGTTCTTAGTAGGAAAACTTTTCAGTTTACCACTAATACATACTGTACCGTGTGCCTCCTGTTGTGGAGCTTTCTGCTCAAACTCAAAAGAAAACGGTAGCTTTCCTACATCACCGAAGAGCCACTCGTCTTCTAACCAATCCATCAAACTTTCAGTTGTCTTAGCGCCCAGACCTGCTTCTTGACATTTATCTGGTGTAATCTCAGCGATACTGAGTACAGTTGCAGACAATTTCTGTGTTGCAGTCTTTCCTACTAAGGGTATACTGAAAGCGGGTAGTAATTGGTTTAGTGTTGCTTTCTTACTATTATCAATCTCAATGAGTAGCTTCTCTGTAAGAGGCTTAGAAGATAGGGCAAGCATAGTAAGATCATAGTCAAGCGAGTAAATTTCATGTATTGATGAAAGATGCAGCTTTTCTATAGTCTTAGGGCCTAACCCTTTGATCTTCAAGGTCTTAGCAAAATGCTCTATCTGTTTACTAATCTGAGCAGGACAGTATGGCTCATTACAGAATAGTAAATCATTTCTCCACACAAGGACAGTACCGCATGAACCACAAGTAGTGGGGGCTAGTATCGCTTGCATTGGGACTCCTCTTGAATTGAAAGTATATTATATAGAATTTTGACGTTATTGTCAAGAACTATTTTTAGTTAAGTCGTCGTACTATACGAGGGATAATTTCACCACTGCGTATGACCTCGACTTCGCAGCCAAGTTCTAGCCCTAGCTCGTTGATATATTCCATATTATGCAACGTAGCTCTGGAAACTTTTGCTTCACCTATCATGACAGGCTCTAGGAGAGCTACTGGAGTAACTACTCCAGACTTACCAGTCTGCCACACAACATCCAATAGAGTAGTAGCTACTCCGGCTTTCTGCTCTTTGAAAGCGATTGAACCCCGTGGGTGATGTGCAGTAAAGCCGCACTCATTCCATACTTTTAGGCTATCTATTCTGAAGACTACACCGTCTGTGGGGTAGTCAGTACAATCAAAGTAAAGGTCAGTATGAAACCCCAACACTTCTGAGCAGTGCTGCATAACTTCTGACCAGTACCTAAATCCAGTGCTAGGCCGCATATCATGGGCTACAAACGATAGATTAGGTACTCGTTGCTTGAACTCTTCTTCAGACTTCAGATTCAATGCACCTGCTGCATAGTTTCTGGCATTAGGTATACTGCTGGGAGCTATTACTTCTCCGTCAATCTGCATCAAGGTTTGACGACTGATTTCATTGGCAACTAAGTGTTTGATGTTATTAGTTATATCAACACCTTTAACACCGTCACCACGGCTAGTAGCTCGAACGAGTACTCCATTGTTATAAAAAAGAGAAACGGCTGCACCGTCAAGCTTGGCAGTGTCGATAACATAGTTATCTCCGATCCAGGCTGTGACTTCATCCATAGAAAAAGATTTCTGTAGGGAGTACAACGGATAGAGATGCCTAACACTCTCTCTAGGAGTGTAGCCTACGGTCTGATTGTCATCAAGAAGATCCCACTCATAGTCATCGAGAGGGCTAGTGCCTTCTTCGTAATAGAGTTTTGCTATCTTGTTGCGGTAGTCTTCACCGATGTCGCTCATTTGTTCTTTCTCTCATTTATTAAAGTATATTATACTAGAGAATCCTCATAGAGTCAAGATTTATTTGCGGCTTACTCTCTTATTCTTTTATGTTTCCAATCGTTGCTAAGACATGGGCTAAATTCAGCGCAGCTTGCGTGAAGCGAAGAGCGTCTGCCGACTCAATGTCCTCGACGACCATGTTTGATAGCAATGTGATTGCTGTTTCTATTTCTCTTTTCATCAGGTTCTACCTCTAATGTGCTGGCTTTAAAATGGGAGCCAACTTACCCATTATTTTGTAGTTGCGGCTTCCTCTGGATAAATCTCTCTAATGAGATCACCGAAGTTTTCTTCAATGATTTGGCGAGACTCGGCTAACGATATTATTTCTGTTAAAGCGCGGAATAGCTCTTTAGAATTGTTGAAGTCAAGAGGGAAAGCTATTCCTTTTGGGGTAGGCTTCCATTCCTCTGTAAAGTCCATGTAGTACTTACGAACGTGTAGATATTCTACCCCCCGAAAAGTATTAACAGTGACTCTAACTTGCTCCTGTTTCACCTCATCATAATGAATTACATGCTCATATACCTCAACAGGCTCTGTTAAGTCAATCATATGTCATTCTTTAAGATGGATGATAAAGGTACTACGCTTGTGATATTAAAAGGTTTCAACAGACGATATGAGTCTGTATCCCAACAGAACAGTAGTAACGTACTGCTGGATTCTTTCGCTCTATTTTTCTTGCTCTGAATATAAGGCGTACTAAAGTCCAACGTGCAAACATTGTACTTTAGTTTTTTTGAGTTCTCACTACGATAAGTAATGATAGCGTCGCCATACTCCGTCACAAGAGAGGCTAGTTCTTCCTTTTTCACTAAGACTCCTTAGGTTTAGGTGGGTAAAATCTTTTACATTCCTACACTCTAAAGGGTGGTAGTGCCCCCGAAGGGGCGGGTGATACTAGTCTGTGATTAGTGTGGTGAAGTATTGTGCAGCTTTGCCAGTCAACTTGGATACGATATCCATGTCTACTTCTTTCTCTGCGGCTCTAATAGCTTCTACAAGTGCGTCCTGAGCGTCTTGCTTAGATACTCTTGTACTAGGAGCTTTAGCGTTACCCCCAGAGGCTGCTGCGGCTGGAGCTTTCTTGATATAGACACCAGCTTTGCTAAGAATCATGCGAACCCCATTAGGGCTTTCATTTAACTCATCAGCTATATCTTTTACAATCTCCATTGAATTCTCGGAGGTTGGGTTCTCTGCTTCGTACATTTCTACTGCTTGTGCTTTCTTGTCGTCATCCCACGCCATTCTGCGGTTCCTTGTTTTAGTTTTCATTCCTGGGCATGTGCCCAGCTTGTCTAGTTGCTGTTGGTAAAATCGGTCGCCCATCGGTTTCCTTAAATTTGAAATGATATTATATCGCGAAATAACATTTCTGTCAAGAATTATTTTTCTATAGTAGCCAATTAAACATTCGTGACTGGTGCATATCAAATAAAATTTCTGTTATATGTAGGCCTACTTCGAGGTACAGCAACATCAATATTGTTTTTATTACTCTGAACTCTTCCATTCTATTATGCTATCCTTTACGATGTCTTCATACATCTTTGTCTTAGTGGATACTACTACCAGTTTATCACTGTAGTTATTACTAGGTGCGTCATAACCTCCTATCAAAGTATAGTGTCCTTCGTGCTCTCTATCCGAGGTTACACTTTTATACTTTATATAGCAGGTCCCGCTTCTAAGGGCTGCCATTAATTCATTCATATCTTACTTAAGTTAACTCCATGCTCCTCTAAGTGAGAGAGCCTACCCAGCTCACAGGCTAGGACATACGCATAGAAGCCGCCTACAGTTTCCTCGGATTTCTCTAGGATATATACTCTGTAGCCCTTGCTTTCATACTTGTTCTTTACTTCTACTTCCTCATCTACTATCGCGGGAGCGTGGTAGGCTGCTGACCATACTTTTTCTCCAGCAAAGAACTCTGTAGAAACACAACTATCGGGGATGATAGAGGGCACTGTACGTTCTTCTACGCTCACAGGTCGTTGTGGTACTCCTACTCTATCGAGTATGGCACGAACAAAACCAGACGACCGATACAACCCCGCTGCTATTTGAGAGATAGAGTCTCCCTGCAAATAGTTTGTTATAGCTTCAGTTATCTCATATGTCTGAGCTTTCTTACCTTTGTTTGTAGCCTTTCGTTCTGCTACATACTGCTTACGTTCTTGGTACTCTGCTATAATCTTGTTCAATCTCGTGGTGTTGTACGAGATGTTTAGGATTTCACATGCTTCCTTTTTCGTGATGGGTTTCTCTGTTTTTGATAACAAGTCTACCACGTTTTCTATATTGGTGGCTGTCAGGTTCTCGTAGTCCTTCTTCTTCACTCTCGGCAATTAACTCATCCTCCAATTTAAACATTAAACAACATATAGCGTGTGCTAGGTGAGACAGTCCTGTCTCTTCATCTTCAGCTTCCCCATCTATGTGAGCGAATATGTGACGCAACGCTGCACTACTATATCGGTTCTGTAGATCATCTACTTTCCTCCAGTTATGGGGGTCGTACTTCTCTGCTCCAAATGTAAGTACTTTTCCTACTTCATTTATGGACTTAGGCGGAAGCAGATATAGTTTAGGTTTACCACTATCGTACTTCTTACCGTGTGATTCTTTGCTCATACTCTGCCTCCTCTTCAGACCACCAAGGTGGCTTATCCCTATACTTCCATGAAGCAAAGGTCGCTTTATCTTTATGGTAAAACTTACGGTACGCTTCTACTGTGTCTTCTCCTTTAAGCTCGTCGGGCATGGCTTGCGCAAAATCAGTGAGTCCACTTCGTGGTAAGCTAAATGGTGATGGTAGTTTAAGTATAACTTCATGCACCGATTTATGTGATTTTCCGTATCTATATCCGTATTCGTCGTTGAGGGCGAGAGCATAGCCGAATAACCACTCGTAGTTATCCAGAGAAGCTCTAGCCCAAATGGTACAAGGGTGATTGTACATAGTAGGAAGATAAGGAAAGTCTCGGACAAGATTTTTCTTGGCTTCTTTAATGACTGCCCACTCTTCTTTTGTAAGTTTTTGTGGGACGTACCCAAGGTATTTCTCTATCCAATGATTTGTACAAAGCATCTGTGCCGCTTCTAGTGGCATTTTTACAATGTGCTTATCGACATGGTACTCTGCACATCTGTCTAAGTTTTTGTCTAGTATAAAAATATTCATGAGCGTATTATACTTCTTTTCCGTATTTATGTCAAGAATTATTTAGTCTTGGAACGCTTTTATTACACTTGGAAAGTGTGTTCCTATTATGTCCCAGCACAGTTCTGCTATCTCCTGGTGCTCCTTCTGTGTGCCGTTTGCCATACGCAACTGGCAATAGTGTATCCAACTACGCAGAGTTCCGGCCATGTACAGTGTAGTACCTGTTAGCCCTTCGGGAAGAGCTGCTCGTGCTTGCTCCTTTGCAATGCCACGTCCCAAAGCCCACTCGTATACTTCTCTTGACTTTCGTAGAACTTCCTGCTGCTTCAAGTACCAAAGGTCGGCCAGCTTCTTAGACTCTATGTTAGAGATGTCAATTTCTACACTGTTCTGCCGGTTCTTAGGGTCTTGCAGTCTTGTCTCCCTTGTCTCAAATGTGTCCGACACTGCATACCGTTGGCTAAATTCCTGATAGGAAAAGCTACGGTGACGTACTATCTGATGGGAGATGTCTCTGGTTGTCTGGATCTCCATAGTAATAGATACCATTTCGAAGGGACTCCAGTGGTCATTCTTGATTAGGTACTTGAGCAACCCCGCTGCGGTTTTGGGGTTGTTCTGGTTCCCTGGGTTACTTACTCTAGCACAGTAGGCTACAAACTCGTCTGCTCCATGTGTCCCTGTAATTGCTGATGGTGTACTTAAAGAAACTAATTGTACTTTCACTTAGGCTACATTCTCCATTCTAATCATTAATCTTTCAGCGCGATTCGTCACTTGCTTATGCCAACGCGAATCTCGCCCCTCTACTGCTGCTTGTTTCCAGTCTTGTTCATACAATGCCCGACTGAAGTTCTTGAACTTCGACAGGCGTGGCCTGCCCATGTTGAACATCATATTAATCAGTATCTCTCGCACTTCCTGTGGTGCGCTATCGAACCAAGGGTATAGAATAACACACTCATCAGACGCTGTCTGTAAGTCCTGCTCTAAACATGCGTCTACTCTTTCCTTAGATACACTAGCCCCTACTTCCATATGGAACTCTGGGTCTGTCCTTAGTATAAGGTGTCCGACCCCGAAAGTGGGGTAGCCTAGATGATCCTTGTAGACTTCATACACTACACCTTCATCTAAAGTGATTTGAGCTTTTAAGTTTTCTGTTATCATATTGAAAAAGTTTTCCCACAACCACAACGTGCTTTCTCTAACGGGTTAATGAACTCAAAACCTTCATTAAGTCCCTGCTTTTGATAGTCTAGTGTGATTCCTTCCAGTAAGGCTTTAGCCTTCGGATCCATTAGTACTGAAAAATCCTCGTACTTATTTACAGTGTCTTCCTCATTAACGGTATCTGCAAACTCTAGCTTATACGCGTAGCCGTTGCATCCGGTAGTTTCTACACCTATACGAATACCTACACCCTTGCCACGTTTGGACAAATGATGTTTGATCTTCTGTTTTGCTGTGTCTGTTACCATTAATATACCTTTACTAAATCCCAGTTCATAGGCTCTTCTGACCGTATCTGTACGGGTTGCTTATCCATGTTGGTAAACTTTATAAACTTAGGAGTAATCTTACTTATCTTTGTAGCTTTGTAAAACTTCTCTACTCTCTTATAGCTAGCATTTCCGTTTCCATCTACTACTTTTCCTTCTACAAACCAGATAGTTAAGTGATACTCCTCGTATATTAACGTCTTCCACCACTTCAGTATTCTACTTTCTTTTGGTACTACTATTTCTTCTTCGTGTATAGGTACTCCTCCGCCCATTACTCACCTCCAAGAAACTTAGGCATTTTAAACCTGCTTGGCTTCTCTATCGCTTCCTTAAACTCTTCTTGGTTAGGGGCAGTATTCTGATCAGCCTGTAGCTCATCATTCTTCTCAAGCCACTCCTCCGCATCGTCTGCCGCATCTGTAGCAGTTCTATAATACAGAATTATTTCTTTTTGCTGCCTTATAAACCTACGGATTTCTTGAAGGTTATAAGCCATACTCTCATACCCTGTGGGAGTGAGAGCTATAACTACGAAGTCTCCACCTAATAATTCTTCTACTCTCTCTACTGCCTCTTCATAGTTCTCTTTGGTGATAACGAACCAAGTTACATCCTGCATGGATATCTCTTGGGGTAGGGGCGGTTGGTAGATATCCAACTTCACCTCTGTTGTTATTACTTGAACAGGCGGGGGAGGTGTAAAATCTATTTTAGGTAGAACACTACATCCACTACTTAGTAGTATCGTAAGACAACTCGTCGCTAGTATCGTCTGCTTCATCTAATTCCCTGCTATCTGCTTCCACTTGACGGAATACCTTCGCCGTCCCACTGTTAATCTTTGGTTCCATGTACCCAGGCCGAGCTCTCGCAGTCTTAGTGAGGTTGTGCCTCTTAAAGATGCTAAGGTACTGTGTCTTATCCTTCTCCAATGAGCTATTCTTCTGGGTAAGGTCAGCGAAGGCTTGTGCTTGCTCCTTCATCTGCTTCTCCATTCTAATAATAGTACTCTCATTGGTAGCTGCAGCCGTTTGAAGGGCTACATTCTGTTGGGTTGCTGAGGCTATTTCCATCTGCTGTTGGTTAATGCGGTTATCTTTTTCTTTTACTACTAGAGTGTGATATCCATAAGCTACACCACCAGCGATAATGAGAACAGGCAACATTTTAATCATTCCAAACATACTATAATCCAGTTAGTAGAAACCTTTATGTTTCTAGCTTGGCACTTAGTCGTCAACTTCTATCATTCCTTTTGCTATTAGATAGTCGACCGCGCCCTCTATTCCAACTTTTTTCCCTAAATGCCAGCAGGTAAGACTACTTCCTATCATACAGAAAGTAAATATTATAAAGCCTGCTATTGTGGTTTCCATGTTGGGTCTCCGTACGATTGTTATTTTCAGAAGTGTATATTATATCGGAAAACAACTTCGATGTCAAGAAACATTTTTACAATGTGCAGTAAAAAATAGTTCTTGACATCAACGTTATTCTTTAGTATAATAATCCCATGAGAATATATAAAAAGAAACCATGGAGTAAGAAAGAGAAGGTCACATTGGTTAGTAACTACTATCTCATACCAACAGAGGAAATGTACGCACTACTTCCTGACCGAACTCCGAATTCAATAAGAAAACAAGTAGTATACTTAAAGGCTAAGAGGTGGCCATTCAAACGTGAAAGTAAAAGTTAGAAATAATAACATAGAGAGCGCACTTCGTGTGTTTAAGAAAAGGAGTAGCGAGACAATATTCGAGTACAGAGAACGTCAGTACTATGAAGGCCCTGCTGCAGAACGCCATAGAGCTAAGAAGGCTGCTAAGACCAGAGAACTCAGACGCCAAGCTCAAGAAACACAACCCACAAGGAAATACTAATGACACAACTACAAGGGACTAACTTCGAATTGGTCGGAGACTTTATGGAAGCAATGGATCAGGAAATACAAATCTATCCAGTCTTTCCAGAAGAACACATCCAGAAGCTCAGAGTTGACCTGATTGAAGAAGAACTTGATGAACTGCAATTAGGGATAGACAATCAGGACATAGTTGAAGTAGCTGACGCACTGACGGATTTACTTTATGTAATTTACGGAGCAGGGCATGCGTTTGGAATAGACTTGGACGAGTGCTTCAATGAAGTACACTTGAGTAACATGAGTAAATTGGGGGAAGATGGGAGAGCAATAAAAAGGGAAGATGGTAAGGTTCTTAAACCCAACACATACTTCCCTCCCGATATTGCAAGTGTACTAGCCGTCTGAATAGAATATGTGATCGCCTATTACCGCTGTGCGGTGGTAGGCGGAGGCCCAGTACGGTTTCACTTTATAACTATGATACCAATAAGTGTCTGAGGGCACAGTATCAGCTACTCGCTTCGAGAGTGCAATGTATGCTATAGTAACACATACATTCCAATTGTACTCGTCCCTCGGGTTGTCACTTAGCCCATCACAGAACCAACTGAATTGACAGATCCATTGTTTTCGTACTAGTTTACGTTGTTTTACTACTTCGCAAACTGAGTTCGGCCACCTACGATCCTTTACTCTGTTGAGGGTGACTTCTGCTACCGCATACATCCCAGTCAATTGTTGATTCCGTGCTTCCCAGTAAATGTTCTTTGCTAGGCAATCCATCTCGTCTGCTATCACGGGGAAGCTGCACATAAAAATTATTATAGTACCAATACAATTCCTCATCTAAATACTCCATTACTTTTCCGATTTGAAAAACCTCCATAATGTTTCAATATCCCAACTTGGGGTTGCGTTTACTACTAATTCTGTTACTCTGCCTGTGTACATGCCTGTGTAAGGCTCTACACGACGTCGTTCCTTTTCTATGCCAGCCGCGAAGGCGGCTAACTCCTGTGATTCGTATACTCCTACAACGTAGGAGAAGTCGCTGTGCTGATAGCTACCGCTAGCATCACTTCCCTTCATTTCCTGCATCTCTAGTAAATATAGTCTATCGGGCATTAAGAACCCTCGGAGAGTTAGGCTTTCGTGTTGCCCTATAAGTTCCGTGGGATACTACTTTACGACCTTGCTTACGTCTTTTGACAGTCTCGTCTCGTGTCATCTCTCTAATCGCTCTTTTACTCATAATTTTCCTATATTAGATAATCTACTTGGTGTGAATTTGTGGAGGTCTGTAAACCGCCCTTACTGGTGTATAGAGTAACTTCGTATATTGTCTGCACTACTCTACTCTTATTATCTTCTCCACCCGCGTTGTGAACTCTTGTCACAGTTTGGGTGTAACTAGTACTGGTTGGTGATACTGGGGCTATTTCGCTCATCTGTTCCTACTCATCATAGTCTCCAGCTCTCTACGAGCTATCTCTGCCTCTGCAAGGGCAGCTTCTGCTTGCCACCTGCCATAGACATTTCGTTTAACGGAAGCAGACGAACGTCTGTACTCTGCATCTGTGCTGTGCAGATAATCCTTTATTTGCTGCAGATTCATACTACTCAAATCTACCCCGGTGTTTCCTATACCCATTTTTGCACTTCCTTTTTTGATCTATTTCTGTACGTGAGCGGTAAGGCGTATCCTTAGCAAAAAGAATAAAGTGTGCTCGCGTCTTTTGTCGTTGCTTTTTCACTGTATACTCCTAGTTAGTGTACTACTCGGTCGTCATCGTCT